TCCAGCGGGATGCCCGTCGTCAGGCTACCGCTGCCAGCCGCGATAACCAAGGCGGCGCCTTCGAGTGCCGCCGCGCCTCCGTTGAGTTGTCCGGCCGCCGATGCTTGCGCAACCGCCGCGCCGGCAAGCGGAATCTGCGTCAGCAGTCCGCCGGACGCCACCGCCTGCGCATAGGCCGCGCCCGATAGGACAATCTGCGCCGTCAGCGCGCCGCCGGCCGTGGCCGCGCTTTGCGCGCTTGCCGCCAGGGCAATGGCCGTCGACATCGCTGCCGAGGCGGATGCCTGCGCCTGGGCATTCGCGGCCAGATCGGCCCCAGCCCCCGCCGCCGGCACAAATATAAGTCTGCTCGGCATGGCTTAGGGCGCGAAGAGTTGCCAGGGGTTGGCGGAGAGAGAGGCGATTTCTTCGGCCGGCAGTACCCGGCCGAACGTCATGACGGCAAAAATGAGACATCCCGCGCCAAAATTGGTCCCATTGCGCGTTGACCCAATGGCGAACGGCTCGTTCTTCGTGGTCGCGGAAATAGTCATCGACTTCGGCCCCTGTTTCAGCAAGCCATCAAGATACGCAGTTGCCTTAACACCATCATGGGTCGCAGCGAAAACGCTCGGGGCACCGATCGTCAAGCCCACAGAGTTCAAGAGTGAAAATGAGCCGCCGGACCACGGTACAAACACTAGACCACCGGAACCATCTGCTTCGATATCCCATCCGCCGTCAACCGACGCGCCATAGGCACAATCGACCACGCGTGCATACTGCGCCATTGATCCAGTGCGCGTCATGATCAAGAGCACGGTGAGGGGCGGCGCGCTGACTTGTTTGGCGATCATGCTGGACAGCGTTATCGATCCCGCGGACGGGGAGATCGCCAACCCATTTCCCCCTGGCACGACCGCCGGCTTTGTACCCAGTACGCCAACGATCTCTCTGCTGACGGCGTCGAACCCGAGATGCGGCAACACAGCGGTAGTTAATCCACGCGTCAGTGGATTGCGCCAATCAATCCCCACCGCCACCTGCGGCTGGCTCTTCCAAACCTCTCGGTGCGGGATGAACACTACTGCGGCCTATGCGTGATAACTCGAGCGCGGACGACGATGTTTCTGCTTGCGGCATTCGGGCAGGACACGCCGACCTTGAACGCCTTGGCCGCCGTGCGCAACGGGGATGTCCGGTTGGCAGGGTCTTCGCCAGGCGTGTTGGTCGCGTAGGTATCCAACATCATCACGAACTCGGAATGCTCGGCGCTGGAAAAGTCGTCGCCGGTATCACCCAGGATATCGCCCGTCGTGTAGGCCACGTACACCGAGCAAGTGTCGCCACTGGCCGGCGTGCCGGCGTTGTCGGCATTGACCTGCAATTCAGCGTCCCAGTCTTCGGCGTTATAACTGAAAGCGTCCGACCAGACGACGGTCGCGCTGCTGACGGTCACGCTGCTCGCAGATGACCATGTGATTTGTGTTTCGACGCGTGAACTCGCCATGTCTATACCATCCAGTCAGGGCCATCGCCGTAGCATGCGCGAATGACATCGGATTCGGATACCCGCTCGGTGACTTCAGCGAGCGCTTTGATTGCAGCAACGCTACCGGCATCAACGACGCCGGCCATGGCAAGTGTGTCAAGCATCAAACGCGACAACGGATCGCCGACATCAAGCCCCTCGGATGTTTTAAGCCACCCGATGCCGCGCCTGATCGTCCCGTGGTATGCGGCAAGTGGGTGCCCATCGGGCAAGGTAGCTGCCGCAAATGCCTCAAGCGCGGACAGAAAAGCATCCCCGGCAGGGACCGGCAGCGCCGACATGACGCCACGCTCGGTGATCATGTGTGGGCGCACGGAAACAATGACCGGCAGCGCCGCCGCGATCTGCACGGTGTCTCGTGTATCCAGCACCTCTTGGGGCAGGGCGCGGATGTCGTCAATGAGGGCCATGTCATTTCTCCATGATCGTCAGTTCGCCCGAGAAAAACGTCGCGGTCGTGCCGGACAGGTCGACCCACGAGGCATGGACGCGGATGTCCGCCGCCGCGCCGGTAACGATGCGCAGGACGTCGCTGGTCGAAGCGAGATTGAGCATGGCCGATCAGTTGTCGATCTGGAAGGTGGCGGCGCCGGCGGCGAACGAAGGCGCGGCGTCGCCGTTGTTGATGGTCTTGCTGGCCGTGAGGGTGGAATACACCCAGAGGTTGCCGGCCGAACTGGCGTCGGTCAGGCCCCAGCATGTGACGACGCCCCAGTTGGCGGTCGGCGCGGGAAACGTGACGGTGGCATTGTTGCTGGTGGTGCCGCCGGTGCCGCTCGAGGCGGCGGTGCTGCCGGCGGATTGCGTGCCGGCCCATTGCGTGAGGCCGGCGGTGACGGCGACGCGGGCGTAGCTGCCGCCGGTGACCTCGGTACCGCCGGTGGAGTCCGTCGGACAGGTAGTGTAGAGCGCGACGTACCAGGTAGCCGGTGCGCCGAGCGCCTGGCCCCGGATCAACGCATCGATGACCTTGTTTTCGGCATAGTCGGTGAGCGCACCGGCGTGGACGAGGCTGGCAGCGGCCAGCATCAGGCTGGCGACGAAGCTGCGGAAGAGGAACTTTTTCATTGGCTGGCTCCAGAAAAACAAAAGCCGCCGGATGGTGAGTCCGGCGGCAAGGCGAAACCCCGCGAAGGAGGGGCGCGGGTTAGGACGCAGCGATCTTCAGCAGCTTGATTGCCTGGCTGTTGCGGATCTTGCCGCCGATACGCTTACGGCAGTAGAACTTCACGAAGCCCGGCGTGGTGATCTCGTCACGGGTGATCCGCATGCCCACGCGGTCGGCGATCAGGTAGCCCTCCTTGAAGTCGCCAAAGGCGAGCGGGAATGCGCCAGCGCCAACGGCGGGCATGTCTTCCGCTTCCGTGATTGGGTAACCGAGGAACGTCGCCGGCTCGCCTGCCACTGTGGACGGCTGCCAGATGTAGTTGTTGGTGGTGTCCTTGTACTTGCGCAGGGCAGCCAGAATCAGCTTATTAGTCACCCAGCGCGCGTTGGTACGATACCGCGCACGTAGCGCATAGACCAGATCGTAGAAGGTGTCAACACTGGTCGGCAACGCGGCGGCCTGGCCGGATGCCACGTACTGAAGCACACCGAAGGCGCGGCTAGAATCCGCCGTGGCTACAGGAGCCGTGCCAGCCAGGAAGCCGGTGGGCTTTTTCGTTCCGTTGCCGGAGACAAAGGCTGCCCCTTCACCCAAAGCAAACGTGTCAGCAACGGAGCTTGTCAGCCAGCTCTCAACGTCGAAGAAGAGATCATCGAGCGATTCTTCCGATGCCTGCGGCTTGGCAGAGGCCATGCCAAAGGTTGGGACGACTTCAGCCAGGTCCGGCGTGTTGGTCTGATTGCGGGTATCGCCTTCGCCAAGCCACTCGAAACCGGCGCCGTTGATGTCGAACAGTTCGTGATAGTCCGTGGTTCCGACTTGACGAACGGTGGAAATCTGACGGATCGGGGAAATATCGACTGACAGCCTGGCGATGGTCGACTCGATCATCTTGGGGAGCGCATAGCCGCCTGCGGCGTTGGTGCCAACAACGGTTTGAGTAGAACGACGCTCAAGGCCATCAACAGATTTTGCTTCCAGCGCTTTGAATGCTTGAACCGCTTTTTGCTGGCGCTCGTGGTCATTCGGAGCGCGCACCCAATCGATGAATGCGTGACGATATTCCACGTCTTCGCGGCTCTCGCCATCTTGCTTGCCTGCATCGAACCCAGGACGGGCCAACTTGGTTTCCATCTTTTCCAGCCTGGTTTTAATTTCACCAAGGGATTCGATATGGTTGTCGATACGGGACAGCTTCAGGTCGAGATCGGCGGTAGAGTTGCCCGATTTGACGGCCTCGATCCGGGCGTCATTGGTCTTCTTATACTCTTCAAACGCACTGGCGATCTTGTCGAGTGCGTCAGCGACCGATTTAACGCTCGGGTCTTCGCGCTTTTCGTAAATGCCAACAGCAGACAGCTTCGCCATGAAGGCGTGAAAGTGCTTGTCCATAACGGACAGGGTGATTGCGTGCATGGTTTTTCCTTTTAGGATGTGAGGGAATTGAGCAGCCGGTTAGCTGCTTTCATTGCCACGGCGGTCGATTCGGCGGACTCTCTCCGCGCTTCTCCCATCCGCATGACGCGCGACACGAAGGCCGTCGCGTCGGCCTTGCTGAATCCGGCATCGCGCAG